TCTGAACTTCTCAGGCCGTACCTCCAACGGAAACTATTCATCCTTCAACGCTCTGGAGAACTTCCTAAGCTTCCGAAGGGTGTTGTGTTCCCAACCGTCATTGCTGGTATCGAAGGCATTGGTCGCGGTCAGGATCGGGAATCTCTTATGATGTTCCTGTCCACCATCAGCCAAGCCATGGGTCCAGAAATGATGATGAAGTTCATCAATCCGGAAGAAGCCATCAAGCGTCTGGCTGCCTCCCAAGGTATTGACACGCTGAAGCTCGTTAAGACTGAAGCGGAACGCAATGCTGAGATGTCTCAGATGATGTCCCAAAACGCTCAGTCATCCTTGATTGGTCAAGCCGGTAACATCATTAAGGCTCCTCTCTTGGATCCATCAAAGAATCCAGAAGCACTAGACTCACTTCGTAATGCCACAGCAGCCTTCGGCCAAACAGCCCAGCCCACAACTGCCCCTCCAGCAGGAGCCCCTCAGTGAAGAAGCAATCTCTCTGAATACCAGGCGTAAGTCAGCAGGTCGTCCTCTTGTTAGGTCTGATACTGCTACTCCACATCTATCTGGTTCAGGAGATCGAGTTACCTATCCGGGGCTCGGTAATGTCACTATTGTTCTTCACTGATTACCAACTACTACTCTCAACACATGCCTGAAATCACTTTTGATCCTACCGATCCGGCAGATACTGCGGCCCGAGAAGCAGAAGAAGCACGTCTTCTTGAGCTTGGCAGCAGACTCCAAGAGGAGGAAGAAGCTATTCAAAGTGAGACCTACGACAAAGCCCGTAGAGACTCAGAGGCAGAACTGAACTATGCTGGAAAGTTCAAATCAGCAGAGGATCTTGAAAAGGCTTACCTAGAGCTGCAAAAGAAACTTGGCCAGAAAGAAAGTGATGAATCACCTTCGGAAGAAGAAACCGAGAGTGATGAGTCTTCTTCTGAAGAAGCTGAGGAAACTCAAGAGGTAGCTCCAGAGCAACAGCTTCTGCTTGATGCCTCTTCTGAGTACTATGCAAACAACCAGCAGCTGAAGCCTGAGACGATTCAAAGGCTGAAAGAGCTTCCCTCTGAAAAGCTGATTGAAGCGTATCTGGAACTCCAGAAGTCCAATCCTATTGCTCAAGCAGCCACTCCTTTGTCGGATGCTGATGCTCAAGCAATTGTTCAATCAGTTGGAGGCACCGACAGCTACAACGAAACGCTGGCCTGGGCTTCGGAGAATCTCAAACCTGAAGAGGTAGCTGCCTATGATAACGTTGTTAACAGCGGCAACAAGGATGCCATCTTCTTTGCGGTTCAAGCCCTGAATCAACGTTACCGTGATGCTGTTGGCTTTGAAGGTCAGACCATCTCTGGTAAGGCCGTCAAGCAAACCGTCAAGGGTTTCCGTTCACAAGCCGAACTTGCACGGGCCATCTCTGATCCTCGCTATCGTAATGACCCTGCGTATCGTCTTGACATCGAAGCCAAACTGGCTGCTTCCGGCGATCTGATCTAATTGACTGCCCGCGTCCGTGGCATTAAAACGGCGATTGTACACCGGATTGGATTCCCCGGTGGATGGTGAACCGTCCCGCTGCCCTTCGGCGCGGACAACTAAATAAAACACCCCTCATGCCTATCCATTGGAAGCACAAACAGAGGGGTCGCTAGGTCGATAGCCCAATGTAGAGGCAGCCAGGACAACTGGAACTCAGTGCTGGTGCAAATCCAGCTCGACCTTTTGAGGATGGGACAACCTCGTTAAAAACCCAGTCATGACTGGAGTATTGGCCTGCTGCGGCAGACACCCAATACAACGGACGTATTTCCTAAAAACCGAATACCTTAAATCCGGATAAAACCCAAGTACTTGGAAAGCTGATAAACCATTCTCTTTCCTTAAAACAATGACTGCAACTGTTACCCAGCTCGGCCAAATTAACAAGGCCGGCGACAAGAAAGCCCTTTATCTGAAGCTCTTCACGGGCGAAGTTTACGAAGCTTTCCGCAACTCCACCATCGCTAAGGGCCTGGTGATGAACCGCACCCTGCGTGGCGGTAAGGAAGCTCAATTCATTCACACCGGTCGCATTCAGGCTGGCTACCACACCCCTGGTAACGCCATCCTGGGTTCCGGCAACCCTCCGGCTGCTGAGACCACCATCGCAATGGATGACCTGCTGGTCGCCTCGGCGTTCGTTGATAACCTCGACGAGACCCTGGCCCAGTATGACATCCGTGGCCCCATCGCTCGTCAGATCGGCCAGAGCCTGGCTGAGTTCTATGACCGTCGTATCTTCCGCGTTCTGGACCGTGCTTCGGGCCTGACCGCTGCTGTGACCGGCGAACCCGGCGGCTTCCAGATCAACCTGGGTGCTTCCAAGGAGTATGATGCTCAGGCCCTCGTGGACGGCTTCTTTGAGGCCGCTGCTCGCCTGGACGAGATTGCTGCTCCTAAGGATGGTCGTGTGGCCGTTCTGAGCCCCCGCCAGTACTACGCTTTGATCAGCCAGGTTGATACCAACATCCTCAACCGTGAGTATGGTAACAGCCAGGGCAACCTGAACAGTGGCGAAGGTCTCTATGAGATCGCTGGTATCCGCATCTATAAGTCGAACAACATCCCCTTCCTGGGCAAGTATGGTTCGGCTGCCGGTACCGCCATCGACGCTGCTGCTGTTCCTGGTGAGAACAACAACTATGGTGTTGCTGCTAACTTCACCAACAGCTGTGGCCTGATCTTCCATCGTGACGCTGCTGGCGTTGTCGAGGCGATCGGTCCTTCGGTTCAAACCACTGGTGCTGACACCAAGGTCATCTACCAGGGCGATGTGATCGTGGGCCGTCTGGCTTACGGCGCTGGCCCTGTGCGTGTGTCCTGTGCCGGTGCTTTCCGCAACGTCTGATAACTCCTAATTTGGAGAAAATTTGGAATAGGTTAGGAGGTCTCTACGGGGGCCTCCTTTTTTTGTACCTGCCTGTATTAAAGGATTGAAATGACAACAAGACTTCAAGCCATTAACCAAATGTTGAGTGGCATCGGGCAGGCTCCAGTGGTCAGCCTTGATGTTGCTAACCCAGAACTGGCTCTTGCGCTGGATATTCTGGAAGCCGTTAACCGCGAAATTCAAGGAGAAGGCTGGCACTTCAATACCGAAGTGAACTACCCCTTTACTCCTGACGTGAATGGAAACATCTCCGTTCCTCAAAACGTCCTGTCGATCTCGGACAACAAAACCTCCAACGTTCAAAAGTACCAGACCGTACTTAGAAGTGGGAAGCTCTATGATAAGGTGAATCACACCTACACCTTCCCCACTGGTTCCCCCATCAAGTGTGATGTGGTATGGTTGTTTGACTTTGAGGATCTGCCTCAGGTCTTTAAGAACTATGTCACCCAACGAGCAGCACGAGTTTTTGCCGGTCGGGCCCTTGGCTCTACCGAAATGGTAAACTTCAATGCTCAAGACGAAGGCATCCTGCGTGCCAACTGCTTGGCCTATGATACCAATACATCAGAGGTCAACATCTTTGGTCTTGAAACAGGACAAAACTTCTATGTGTCCTACACTCCATTCCGTACCATTGCTCGCTGATGGCTGCTATTTCACAGAAAATCCCTAACCTTGTTGGTGGGGTCTCGCAGCAGCCTGATTCACTCAAGCTTAGTAACCAGCTGCGTGAATGTATCAACTATTATCCTGATCCAACCTTTGGCCTTGCAAAACGTCCTGGAATCAAAGGTATTGGTAAATTAAGCAATGCTATTGCTGATGGAACGTGGTTCGTAACCTTCCGAGATGAGGAAGAACGTTACATTATTGAGTTTGGAAAGAATGGTACGCTGCGTATTTGGGATGCGGAAAGTGGAGTACAGCAGACAGTAAACACTCCAGCAGCATCCGCTACCACATACGCAACCCATACATCTTCTACCGATCTTTCTGTTCTTCAGATCAATGACTACACATTTGTTCTGAATCGTAAGATTACTGTTCAGGAGCAAGCAACCACTTCAGCAGCTTTTGTTTCTTTTGGTTTTGCGGTTATCAATTCTGTTGCTTATAGCACGACATATTCAATCATTCTGGATGCAACGACGTATAGCTACACTACACCTCACCCATCATCATCAGTAACACTCAACCTATCTGATATTACAGGAAACCTTGTTACCACAATCAATGCTGGTGGTGTGTGGACTGCCACAGCCGTAGGAAATGCAATCCACATCGTAAAAAATACAAGCACAGACTTTGCTATCAAGGCTTCTGGTGGTCAAACTGGTAATGCGATTGAAGCATATAAAGGTGCTGTTAGTTCCATTGCTGAATTGCCGCGTCAATTTTTGAATGATAAGGTTGTTCAAGTCTTAGCATCTGCTGAGTCTACTGGAGATGACTACTACGTCAAGTTCAAGACAAGCGATGGTAGTGCCACTGGAGCAGGTGTGTGGGAAGAAACGATTGGTCCTAGTGTT